GTCCATATTATTAGCATCACAATCAGCAGCAAACTTATCGTGATCAAATCTTTTGTGCATTGATCCTTTGTTCCCATAGAGATTATCCTTAATATCATAAGGAGGATCGAGATACATAAAAGCACCTTTATTCCCATCCATCAGATAATCGTATGAATAGTTAGTTATACGCCAACTAGCAATTAACTTGGAATACTCTGGCAATTTTTCAATTCCTCGCAAGGAAAAATTGGAGTTACTTGCTTGCTCCGAAAAAGATGAACTTTCGGTAAGACCACTAAAAGAGCATTTGTTAACAATATAGAAAGCGACAGCACGATTAAAGTTCGTTTCAGACTCATCATTGATATGTTCCTTTGATTTTAAGAAAAGTTCTTTGGCAAGTTTAGGAGTATTGTAAGCAACTTTACAATCAACCAATTCATTCTTCAGATCATTCCCAAACATCTGAAGTTGCTGCCAGAAGTTTACAAGAGGTTCATAAAGATCATTCACCCAAATATCCATATTGGGATACTTCTTTGTGATATAAATCGCAACACTTCCTCCACCAAGAAATGGTTCTCGGAACTCATCGTAGTTGCGAAGATCTGGAAAGTAAGGTCCCATCTTTTCACAAGCACGTGATTTTCCACCAGGATATCTAAGCGGGGTTTTAAGAGATTTCATCAAACGTATTCCTCAATCAAAGAAAACATACCATCAACGTCACAATCCTTTTCAGCAGGAATAACGTTTTCAACAATCATAGTATAATCACCCTTCTTCAATACACATTTGGGGTCATTTGCATTCTCATCAACACATTCGTAAACTTTATCCCATGTGGTATAACCCACAGACATAGCCTTAGTATCAACTAAAAGTAGATAATCAAATGTTTTAATTAGATCTTCTTTTTTCCATTCTGTTTTATCTTTACTAGAAGGATGAAAATTTTTCAATACAAATGCTTTGCAGTCACCACGGCAGTCTTTACCAGTTTTGTCTTTACCTGTTTTAAACAGACCAAATTGACTTTTCATTTCAACAAATTTGCCCGTTTCTTTTAGAATAAAATCCCTGCCAGTTTGAAAAAGTCCCACATGGGTCAATTGATCATCGGACCACTTACAAAAAGACTTCTCAGTATAATGGGCACGAAGTCCCCTGAAGGGATTACTTTTCATTTGTTTTGTATTGGATGCATTTACCCATCCAAAAAATTGTTCAAAATTAACGCGAGAAAAATCAATACTCATAATCAGGTTTGTTGTACTTAAGGTACTCAAAAAAAGTAAGTTTCATTTCCTTCTGCGTCATGCCACAGTGGGCAGCAGCAGCAGGCAAAGTCATTTTAGCACGAAAAAGACCTTCGTTTGCCTCCTTCACATTTGTAGGCGTTGTTTTAACTGGTTTTTCGTATAAGATTTTGTAATCAATTCGGTAAAAGTTCATCAGATACTCACAATAGTCAAACAATCAATTTTTTATTCGGAGATTTGATAACCGAAAACATATCCTTGTAGTTGTCAACAATTTGCTCCTGCGCTTCGGAAATATAAACAACATATTTTTTAGAAACCTCCAAATCTACATCTTTACCTTTTAGAAGAGGAGACCATGGAGCAAATCCCATCTGCCCATTTCCAGTAGGAATAGCAACAATAGGATTACGAATAACAATAGTATCAGTCAAATCACCAACTTGATCTGCGATAACATCTTCACCAGACCACATACGAATTAATTTTACATTCATTTTAATTAAACCTCATCTACTAGTTCAATGTCCTCAAATTGATCCGAAGATACTTCATGCTCTCCGCCAAGAAGATACCAATGTTTACCATCATCACGAACACCAAGATATTTCATTTGATTTTCTTCAAAAATGTTTTCACGCATAACTGCTTGAAGACGATAATGCATCAATTCAGATTTAGATGGAACTTTCATTTGAATTCACACTCACACATAATTTCAGTTAATGCTGCAAGAAGATTTATTTCCTGATCAGCCACGAACGCACATTGGTATTGATACTTAGCAATAACAAGAACGGCAGCAGGAATAGATGCGGGTGAAAGACAATCATAAAGGGAGTCATAAACCCTGCGGAGTAAACTAGAAGCATCGTTGTCCAAGTTGGAGACCACCCACTTTCGGACTTCAGTAAAGTTTTTATCCTTGAGAAATTTAATAAGTTCATTTACAGATACATCAGAAAAAGTTGCAAGAATACCAGAGTCAATTTTACCACCAGTAGAATATCTTTGAATTTCGTTTAAAACACGTCGGAAATCTGGAAAGTGTTTAGCAACTAATTCAACAACAACTTTTTCATCATACTCAATTTTTTCCTGATCCAAGATTTGTAGGACTCTTTTGAAAAAACTTCCAGCAAGTTGCTGTTTTTGTTTTCCTTTGATTGCGAAGTCAATGACGGCACAACGGGAATGAAGGGGTTCAATGATCTTGTTTTTGTAGTTACAGGTGAAAATGAATCGGCAGTTGTTATAAAATGCCTCAATATTCGCCCGTAGTAGGAGTTGTACGTCGTTGCCTGTGTTATCAGCCTCATCGATGATGATGACTTTGTGTTTAGAAGATCCCGTAAGTGAGACGGTCGAAGCGAAGTTCTTTGCTTGGTTCCGTACAGTATCCAGGAAACGCCCTTCGTCGGATCCGTTGATGACATAATAGTCTGCTCCCAATTCGTTACATAATGCCTTTGCGATTGTAGTTTTACCAATTCCAGGAGGTCCAGCAAGAAGGAGATTTGGGATCTCACCCTTCTCTACAAACTCCTTAAATGTTTTTTTAGTTTCATCGGGAAGAATACAATCCTCAATCACTTGAGGACGGTATTTCTCCACAAAAAGAAATTCACTTGTCATAATTTAGATCCAATCAGGTTTGCGTTCTGGCATACGAAGATAATTAGATGCAACCCAAGGTTTGGATGCAATATACATCTTGTAAGCAGTAAAAGTGTCAATGCTTGTGTCAAGTTTATACTCATCTGGCATAGCACGAACGAAGTTTTCTACCTTATTAATTTTACCACGAGGGAACAAATAAAAGGCATCTACGAGTGTCTTGTAACAAGAATGAACTTTACCATAACGGAGAGTGTATTCATCACACAGATTAAGACCATGTTTAATCAACCAGTAAGCATTATGAACGGACTCTGCTGCCCACTTGGTACAAGGATGGTTACGGAAAGCACCCTTCTCGGTGCTGTAAGGAGTGTTGTCTGCTTTGAGAAGGGGTCCATAGTTGTGATACCACTTGGAGGCAACGATAGAAAGCATCTGGCAGCACTCCAAGGGCATCTTGACAATGTGCTTGTCAGGAAGACAGAGAGCACTCTCTGCAGGAAATTCACTTGTTACGAAGATGTTCATCCGAATGTTGAATCAGGTTCCAGAGCAATATAATACTTCAGATTGTACTTGGTGTTCGTGAACTGTGACAAAAGTTTAGAAGACACCACAACGTCATAAGCACCAGGAATGATCTTAATGTTTTCTACCTTGAAATTGAACGTAAACTCTGTATCGGTTTCCCCAACAACAATAGCATATTCATTAGAGGTATCATTCTTCTTATCACGAACAACAAGTTTAATGACACCTGCCTCACCAATAGCAGAAAAATCTGGGAGTTGATAAACTGCTGCTGCCTTTACCAGTTTCTCCAAGGAAGCACTATCAAGTTGGAAACAAACATCTTTTGAAGGGAGTTGAATGTCTTTTTCGGGAGGAGAAACAATTACATTAGGATCAGCAAAGAAGTATTTTACACGGCGCTTGCCTTCACGAATACTCAAGTAAGAGTCTTCTTTAAAATCCAAATCTGGATCTTGATGAAGACCCAATCCATTCAAAAACTGGTTGAGATCATAGATTGCAAAATCACGAGGAAACTCTTCAGTAATATCTGCCTCTGCCAAAATGTTTTTTGCAACCGAAATAGTACGAAGGCGGTTTCCCTCTTTTACAAGAATTGAGTTATTAATACTTGCAAAATTCTTAAGAATGGTTAGGGTATTGTCAGAAAGTTTCATAGTTTCAGGTTTCAGTTTCACTTGTTTTCAACGAGATTAAGATGATTAATTAGCAGAATTGTGTAGTGAAGAACCTTGAACAAATCTGCACGAGGAGTACCTTTTGTATCATAACGATCAATATACTTGGTTACATTACCAGCACAGAAACCTTCACGGCGATTGTGCTTGATCTTATCTAGGGTTTGCTCTTTGCCACCGCCAGTACGATCAACATAATGTTGCCGATAAGTGCTTGCAATATATTCTTCCAGTTGCTTGAGGATTTTATCCTCGTTATATTTCCAAAAACCGTTTTTGTTTGTATCTTCAGGCATGTTCAAATTAAAAGTAATAGTATCAGGTGAGGTATAAGGATTTCCAGTCAAACTAATTCCATCATAGTTCCAGTAATCCTGCGCCCCTGAAAATGAAATGGTATCAGTTCCAGATCCACCATAAATTGTGGAAAATTGAGATGTTTTTGGGATTGAACTTTCGTAAGTGCTCTCAAAGTTTTCAGACATTTTGTTTCATAGTAAAAGGACAAAAGAGGAGGTACATTAACCCCCTTGTATTCTATCAGTTTACTTGCTTCTCGTCAATATATTCTACAGTCAGTTCAGGACCAGTAGAAGGCATCTGGAAGTCAACATCCACTTTGTCATAGAGTTCCAGGAATGCTTGCTTGGTTTCTTCATCAAATCGGTTCACACACACCTGGATTGCCTTTGCCTTGTCTTGGAAGATGCTATAAGCACGGATGATATGAACCAAACGGCGGGTGCTGATGATTTCCTCAATACCACCATCATAGAAGGTCTTGCGGATAATGTCACCCCAATCCACCAGGCGCTTGCAGAAATCACGATCCTCCACACCAAGATCCAGAGCGATGCCCTCAAGGATCTTCTGCTCGGTTGCAGGGGCAGGATAGGATTGCTCAAAGGTCACAGGGAAACGCTCTAGGAACGCCTCGTTGAGCACGTTAGTGCCGATGAAGCGTCCGTCATCAGAACCTTTACCCTTGGTGTTTGCAGTGGCGAATACGTTGAAACCAGCAGCGGGTTTGACGAACTTGCCAATCTTCTTCAGGAAAACACCCTTACCTTCCAGAACGGATTGAAGGCACAGAATCTTGTTAGAAGCAAGGTCAATCTCATCCAGAAGGAGAATTGCACCACGTTCCAGTGCCTCAATCACAGGGCCATTATGCCAGGCAGTTTCACCATTCACCAAACGGAAACCACCGATTAGATCGTCTTCATCAGTTTCAATAGTGATATTGACACGAATCAGTTCACGCTTAAGTTGAGCACACGCTTGCTCAACACTGAACGTTTTACCATTACCCGAAAGACCCGTAATAAACGTCGGATAAAAAAGATTGGACTGAATAATTTTCTTAATATCGTTAAAGTTACCAAACTTGACGAAGGTATCATCTTTATCAGGAATGAGGTTTTGTTCCAAGGCAGGAAGAGCAGGAGGTGCTTGATAAGAACGTTCAATCTCTTCCACACGTTCTTGAGTCACTTCTAGATTCCAACGACCACGATCAGTTTTGAATTTTTCAAGGCGACTGGTTACTGTAGGGTAAGAAATACCCTTGGAAGCACAGTAACCGCGAACATCGCCAGAAGAAAACTCTGTACCAAACAGAGATTTAAGATCAGAAATGAGTTGTTCGTCAGTCACAGAAATTTTGCGGGGCATGATTTAGTTGGGTGGTTCGTTTCAACAAAGTAATTATAGAAGCAAAAAGGGGGCAGGTGAGTGCCCCCTGTGCCAGTTCAGTAACTGGTTATCAGTCCATAGTGAACTTCTTTTTTGGAAGTGATTTTTTAGAGGCAAGTGGTGCCTCAACAACAGGCTCTGAAACAGGTTCCGAAACAGGCACTGGTGCAGGTTCTACAGCAGGTGCTGGAATTGGTTCTTGAAAAAAATCTGTAAATCTACTCATTAGGTACGATAGAATTCTATAAAATTATTTATCAGGCAACAAGTTCCACAAATTCACCAAGAATACGCTTGTTCATTTTTTTAGTTTTCAAACTCTTTACAAAAGCATTTTTAATTTGTGCCTTTGTTGCATCCTCGGCAACAGAAAATTCTGCTTCTTGAGAAAGAGCATTTGCAGAAAGACCGAAATAAGAATGATACCCAGACTTCTTGATAGTAAATGCCTTCTCCTTTTTCCAAGAGTTCATCACCTTATCATACTCATCACCATAATACCCATAGTAACGGCGAATAAAATGTCCAGCATCACGAGACTCAAGAACACGAATACCAATAAAGTTAATGTCAGTAAACTTATCCCTCAAATTGCGAAGAAGAACATCAGTAAAATCATAAAACTCACCATCACAAGAGTAAGTCATTCCTGTTTTACGATCCCGAATAAACGCATTAGGACCAATATGAGCGGTTCCCATATAAGGTTCTTCTTCCCATCGGCGTTGAATTTCACGATGATATTTGAGAAGACATCCTTCACCGTCAGTTAGAACAACACACTGAACCTTTTGAAGTTTGTTTTCTTTCTGGAATTTAGGCAGAATTTGATGCAAAGCAATCAGAGATTCGTTCAAAGGAGTTCCAGAAAGAGTCAGACCTGGAGGAGTGCTGTAATAGCACTGGTTGTGATATGCAAAAGAAACCGCAAGACGAAATACATTCATCATTTGCTCTTCAAGTGTTTTACCATTCACTTTACTGGTAAGAAGGTTCATCAAAGAGAACCATTCACCAACCTGAATAAGTCCATCTTTCTTTTCGTAAGAGAGTTGGCGAAGTTTTGCTTTACCGTTCTCGTCATATTTCACCAAAGGATAATCAGTGGTAAAAGCATAAACTTCAAAAGGAATAGAAACCTTTTTGCAGAACCATACAAGATTAAAAAGTTGCTTGACGGTATCTTCCATTACGTTTGACATAGATCCAGACCAATCAAGAATAAACACCAATCCATGGTTCTTACCATCAGAAAGAGTAGTTACTTTCTTGAACAGATCTTCATTGTATTTGTAGGTATGAAGTTTTGTACAGTCCAAAACACCAGTACGTGCAGTAGAAGCACGAGCATAGGAGTCTGCTGCTTTACGACATTCAAACTCTTTTACCAGATAGTTGACTTCCTTTTGAGCAGAACGTTTGAACTCGGCAAACTTCTTATCAACTGCACCAAAAATATCAGAATACTTCCACCCTTGATCCCCAAGGTAATTAATCCAATACTGTTTGCAATTAGAATGAATTTCTTCATTTGGAACAATTACCCTATTGAGATCAAGTTGGGGCAATTCAAGATAAACATTCTCATATGAGTCAGGATTAACAAGATCCTTCAGTGCCTCTTCCAGAGAGTCCATGGTTTTAACTTCTGGATCTTCATCCTTCTCTCCACCATCTTGAGTGTTTTTAGGTTGTTGTTGATTATTCTGTTCTGCAGGTTGTTCCTGCTGATCATTCTCACCTTCCTGCTGATCAGTAAAATCGGAAGCAGGTTGTTGACTTGCACCACTATCCTGCGCCTCCAGATTATCCATAGGAGTCTTGGTTTCTTCCTGTTGCTTACGCTTACAGTACTTGTACAGTGCCTCTGCAGCAATCAGAACATCGGCAAAGGTTTCGGTTTCGGCAACCATGTTGATGATTTCAGTTTCTTCGCCAGGTTCAATAGGAATATTTACATAGTTACCGATCTTAAACCAAAGGTTTACGCGATCTGCAAGGTTATAGATTTCCAGATCATCACCATCAATCTGGAAGAAGTCGTCATCAGAAAACTCTTTATATCCGTTATAAAAGGTCTTGGAAAGACCAGGATAACGGCGCTTCATCATCTTCTCAATACGTGCATCCTCTACGATGTTCACGAATTGGGGAGGAACTTTTACATTCTTGGTCCAATCTTCATCGGGAGTGTAGAGAGCATGTCCAACCTCATGCCCCACCAGAAGATCATACACGGTGTTGCTTGCCTTCTCCCACATAGGAAGTGTGAGCACACGTGTATGAACATTAAAGCAGGCAGTCTCTACCTTCTTGTGCTCAACCACAAGGTCTTCGGTGGCAAGAAGTTTGGCAAGTTGTGACTTGATTTCGTGTCGAACGGTCATGGGTTTGTTGTGTATGAGGGTATCATACAAAAAAAGAGGGTGGTGAAACCCTCTAGTGTACCAGTTTGAAAAGTGGTCTCAATAATTCTAATTATTATTTTTATCTTGATAATTTAATCACATTAAAGCCCCTTTGCCGTGCTTGGCAATAATAGATTGCCTTACAAGGTCTAATGCCTTTTTATTAGTCTCTGCAGTTTTTTTAGGATCATATGGTTTAGATGATTGTGATGTTCTTGTAGATCCTCTACCAGCACCAACTCCACCTCTTTCAAGTCTTCTATCATTTACTCTATCAGACTCTTCCTCACTAATCATAATATTTTGTTTCCACTCTCTACTCATATTTTCTAAAATTGCAAGCGCAGCATCTTCGGTATCAGCATAACCTTCATCCATCAAATATGCCATAATATACTCATCACTCAATCCTTTTCTTGCAACATGCCCAGCAAGTTTAGTAGCACCAGATGCTCCTCTGCCAACTTCTTTTGCAACACCACCAACTTTTCCTGCTGCTTTACGAATTACCTTTCCAGTCTCTTTTGCAGCACTCATAAATTCTTTTCTTCTTTGTACGTCAGCAGCAGCTCTTGTTTGAGCAGCTTCAATACCTCTGTTTACTGCGCCAGCAACACGATCTAAAAGACCTGGTTTTTTAGGTTGCTTTTTCGCAGCAGCAGCAACAGCAGATTGTCTCTCAAGAGATGCTTTCATTCCTGATGGTTTTGATGCAGATGATTTTTCTTCCGCATCTCTTCTTGCTGCCTTTTGAGCACGAAGTCTTTCAAGAGATTTGCCAGTTGGTTTACCAGACTTGAACTTTTGTCCTTTTGCAGTCACAGGTTCAATTCTAGCACCACCTGCTCTTGCTTCGGTTAAAACATACTCTTCAGCAATATCATAAACAAACTCTGAAAATTCTTCTTCGCCGAGTTCTTCAATTAAAATATCAACACCTTCTTCATTTAAACCCATTTCGTAAAAATAATGTGCAGCAATTTCCACTTCTTCTGAAAATTGTTCTTGGGCATATACATTTTCATATGCCTCAAATAAAGATTGCATTTCTGTTGCTTTCATTTTTATAAAAACGTTTTTAGTTATTTATAAAAAAAAAGAAGCGCCCCGTGAGAGGCGCTTCTTGAGAGCTTGGCGTCGTGCCTTTGCTTGTCGGAGTGCTTGCGGTTTCAATTTCCGCTTTTGCTCCTTTTTAGAGTGGTGTTGCCAGTTTGGAAGTTTCATTGTTCCCAGAGTTTTTTTTGGACTTTTTCTCCCAGATCGGGAGTGTTAAGTATAGCACGTTTGAGTTTACACAGTTCTTTTTTAAGGGTTTCAACTTCTGATTTTAATTTAGAAATTTCTTCAGATTGAGAACTCATGCAATCATCCTACTAAAACCTTTGATTTTTTCAAACCTTGTGACACTTTCAAATTTGTCCTCAAGGCCAGTCTTATGAGAAATCACAAATATATTAGCATCCTTAATCACATAACGAATAATTTTAAGGAACTCATCAGTGCCAAATCCATCAAGAGAACTATCAAATACTTCATCCATAATCAGCAGATTGGTATTGACGGAATTTTTGACTCTGGCGACTTCTCTCCAAGTGAAGAGTAGGGCAAGGTCAATTCTCATTTTTTCCCCTTCACTAAAAGAACTGTATGAAAAATGTTCGTGAATAGGGGACTTTACAGTTTCATTAAATTCTTCATCTAGATGAAAGTTAATATAAAAATCCATCATTTGAAGGTAACGATTAACCTGCTGATTTATGAACGGAAGATACTTCTTGATTATCTTCGTTTTTACACCATCATCCTTGAGTAAGGAATAGGCAAAATCGTAATAGACGATTTTTTGTTTTTTATTTGAAAGGTCTTCTATTGTGTTTTGGAGATTAGTTTGAAATTCTTCTAGTTTCTCATGTTCAGTATTTCTGTTTGCAAGGTTCTTGGTAATAGTTTGAATTTCAGATTCAAGTTCTCGTATTTGTCTTTGGTTGAGGGAAATCCGAGTATTGTTTTGAGAAATCTCATGGTTGAGTTTTGTAATCTCCTTGGATAGAACTATAAATTGACGCTCTCGTTCTTTTTCTAATTCTATTGCCTCCTCAAGTTCTTGAAAACCTTTCTGGAGTTCCTTTGCTTTATTTTGAGCGTCTGTAATTCTATTTAACCGAAATTCTTCTTCTATAGTTTGAGTGCAAGTAGGGCAGACCGTATTTTCTGTAAAGAACTTATGTTCTTTGGTAATTGTAAATACTTTTTGAGACAATTTACCCTTCAGATTATTCAGTTTTATTAACTTTTCTTCCGCCCCAATAACTTCTTCTTGTTCTTTGGTGTAAGTAAAAATCTTCTCTTCGATTTTAGCACTTTCATCCATATAAATGCCAACTTCAACATCTAAATTGGCAATCTTTTCTTTATTGGCATTTATATTGGCATTCCCACGATTTTCAAGTTCCTCAATAAAATCTTGTTGCATTTTAATTTTATCTTTAAAATTTTCTTTTGCAACATTCAAAGATTTGATTTCATCCTTTTGAGCACGAATTTTATCTTTGACGATATTATTCATTGCAGAGAAAATACGAATATCTAAAAGATCTTCAATTACCTCACGGCGATTTGCAGTTGTCAACTGCATAAAAGGAACAAATGCAGTGCTGCCCAGAATAACAATTTGAGTAAAAGACTTATAATTTACTTTTAAAATATTTTCTTCAAGAATTCTTTGATTAGCACGATCATCTGCTTCTTTATGAAGAAGACTGCCATTTACTTCTATATCAAAAATATTTGGTTTAATTCCACGCCGAACAAGATAATCTCGATTGTTCACAGAAAACTCAATTTCAACCAAACAATCTTTTTCGTTTACTGTATTAACTAATTGTGGTTTATTAATTTTACGAAAGGGTTTATTAAAAAGAACAAATGTGAGAGCATCAAGAATTGTAGATTTTCCTGCTCCATTTGTTCCAATAATTAAATTTGTATTGTTTGACTCTAAATTAACTTCCGTAAATTGATTTCCAGTTGAAAGAAAATTTTTCCACTTGATTTTATGAAATACTAACATTTTTAGGGGGAATTACGATATCGTCAGGAGTAATTACAGCGTATTTGTAATTATACATCTTACAGGTTTTTATTGCAAGTTCGTCGTCAACTTCAACGACATCCATTTCAGTTTCTTCTTGGTCCTCAAGCATTAAAGCATAACGTGTTGCATCATCTTCTTCCTCAAAAAGAAATAAAACTTTTTGTCCATGCTGATCTTGAACAGCATATGCACCATCATCTTTTCTATCTTTCAGAGTTAGAAGAAACATTTACTCTACTTCGCAAGCTTGCTGATATAAATCTTGAAAAATTTCTTTAATAATTGTTTTATCAAATTCAAATTCAGATTCATCAATGTAACGATTAAGAATTGAAATTGTACTTTCTTCTTCTTCAATTTGAAAATTTTCATTTTCTTGTATGTCGAAGTTTTCTACAATCTTAAGTTCTTGAATTTTTGCAGAATAAAGTTTGTCAATAAATTTTTCAAAATCTTTTGGTTTTGATTTTTTACGAACAATCACTTTGACAATTTTGTCTTCATACTCGGTGGCATCAAATAATTGATAAGGAGTATCTTCATAATAAATGTTATAAAATAATTTATAAGGATTATTAATTGGAGTATGAGTAAGGGTTTCCGTATCGAAGATATGAAATCCACGAGTATCATTTACATCCGTCCAATACATTTCATAAGGATTACCGAGATAGAAGATACTTCCATTATCAGAACGAGTGTGGTAATGACCAGAAAATACCTTTTTGAACTTTGAAAAAATAGTCGAGTCCAGTCCATGATCCTCCATAACAAGATTGCGATTTACCCGAAAACCCTGAAATTCAAGGTGCCCCATAGCAATTTTTGCTTTTGTTTTTTCAATATGTTTTAAGGTTTCATCATAGTTCTCACTACAAATCCAAGGAACCATCATAATGTCCAGTCCACCAACTTTAATGGTTTGTGGAGAACTATAAGTTTGAATATTTGGATAGGTCTGAAGAAGCAAACTTGGAGAATTGACGCTATTGGTATTCTTATAGTAACAATCATGATTGCCAATAATCATATGAACCTCATAATTCCGCAGAGGTTCAAATACAACTCTCTTTGCCCATTCAAGACTTTGATAATCAATTGACTTACGACTATCAAATGCATCACCCATATGAATAACTGATTCTACTCCATGCTCCTCAAGTGCAGGGAAAAAGACATTCTCATAGAAGAGTTCAAAATAATCGTGGAGGTATTTTGAACCCTTTCGGGCACCATAATGAGTATCAGTAATAATAGCAACCTTCATCGGGTTTTGTATTGGATGTTATCTTTGATAGTATTATAGTCGCTACTAGCTCCAAAAAGCAAGCCCTCATCTACCATCATCACTTCATCAAATCCACTTCTTTCAATAATTTTAGATTTTATTTCTAACTGTTTCTTTTCTTTTTGAATTCTTCTCAAAAAAGCATAATGAATAATTTGAGTGAAATAAGCAAAAGGATTACTACTTTTATTAGGATCAAAATTATGAATATATTGAATACAATTTTCTACACCATCAGAAATCATATCCTCACGAAACATGTAATTTACAAAGTTCGGTTTATATGATAAGTGAGTTGCAATTTTTAAAAAGCAGTCGCCAAGATAATTTGATATTTGAGGTTTTGCCAACCCATTCTCTTTGGATTTGAGATACTTTGATCGGTAAACAATAATTTCTTCTAGCAGCTCCTTATTATTTACATAGTGCTCTGATTTCTTTTTAGGCATAACATTTGTTTTTAATTTTAAAATATTAATTATTATTATACCATTATTATACCATTATTATGGCCTATTGACAAACCTCCAAAAAGTAAGTAGAATGCCTTTGTTAGGTTTGAAGATGAGATCTAGCCTTCTTTATGATCTTTATTATTCTTGAATATACTTTCTAGTTTTTTACGGGCTTCTTCTACTGAAGACAGGTATCCCATCCTATCCGATATCTTAACTTTCCCGCTAGGGTTAGTAGTTAGTACTTCATCATCATCACTTTCAATATAATTATTATAACAATTTATTATAAGTTCATTATTAACTTCTGTCATAGTAATAATTTTATCTAATCTAATAATAAAGAAATCATCAGATGGAATTTCCATCCAAGGTTTTATCTTTATCATTTGTCCATTCTGATTTGTAATAACTTTAATTACAACTGGATTTTGCAGCACTATGATTGGATCTCCATCATTTTCATCAATTGAGACCAATGAAAATATTTCTTCTCCACTAACTAATTTAATGCTGCTATAAAATTCTTCTCCCATTAGCTTTTAATTGGTATGTTTACAATATCGTAATTGAAGTTTTCTTCATTATAAACTTTAATTCTTTCTATTAAGTGATTAAGTGTATAATTTTTTCTTGATTTATAACTGATATCATCGGCAATATCATACAAAGTTGCTTTTGTTTTGTTATCGCTCTTTCTCAATACTCTTCCAATTGATTGGAGATTGCGGATTCTAGACTTCGAAGGTGAAGCAAAAATAACATTATGTAAATTCTTAATGTTAATTCCAGTACTAAACGTACCATAGGACGCCACAATAATTGCATTATTTTCCTTTTCAGTAATTTCTCTGACCTTTTCTCGGTCTTCCGTATCTACACCACCATGAACAAAAAATACATGGCGATTGTCCGATATGCTATTATTTATGAGATCGTATAATGGTTGCCCGTGACCTTCTACTCTTGAAAAAAGAATTAAAGTATTACCTTTAAGATCAAGAGCAAGATTGCGAATAAACTTATTTCTACGCTCATGATTAATAATATACTGAACTTCTTCCTCAAAAGTTTCAAATTTATTTGGTGGGTGTTTCAATAGAAGAATATTAATATCCAGTTTGGCAACATGACCCTTCTGCATTAATTCATCTGTACGAATAATCTTGTAAGAAGGACCAAATAAACCCTCTAAAACCCACTTATGGGTTTGTGAACCATCTAAAGTTCCCGTAAAACCATAACGATATTTTGCATCAGAAAGTTTTGTCATTATAGATACTAATGACTTTGATTTAAACTGGTGTGCTTCATCTCCTACTACCACATTAAATCTTGAAAAATATTGTCGGGGAAGTTTGTAGATAGACTGCCAGGTCGTAATGATTACCTGTGAGTCTGTTTCTCTTTCCTTTCCCGCATATATCTTGTGGCAGTATGAACCCACATCCCATCCATAATCTGCAAAATCTTTATACATCTGCTCTACAAGGGATGTCGTTGGAACGACTATCAGAGTATTTTGTCCTTTCTCAACGTAATATCTCACAATTGAATATATCATCAACGACTTTCCAGAAGCAGTTGGTGATATCAGCAACTTTCTATTATGTCGTAAAGCGTCGTATACTCCCTCAACTTGGTACTCGCGGGGAGAGTACTTGCAAATAGAGTTCATATAATCTTTTACACCTTCCTTTGAAATCATTTCGTTGACTTCAAATGGAAGACCATAGAATTTATTATTTGCAAACTCATAAGTATAATTGTGATTTTCGCAAAATCTTATAAGTTTATCTAATAATCCAACGTATATTTCTCCAGTTTGGGTATTAAACAAACGTATTTTCCCATCCCAGTATTTGTTGCGAAACTGGGGCATAAACTTCGCACCTGGTACATCAAAGGTAAATTGATCTGCCAGTTCATAATAAACATGAGGTTCTGCCTTTACTTGTAGGTAAACCTCATTCTTTTTGGAAATTATCAAATGAGTCATATACTCATAATATTACTTATGAGTATTTATTTGCTCAATTAAACCCTGCTTGGAAACGATGCCACTCAATAGCATTTTTGATCTGGAAAGTTCTATTTGAGATGGTTTTAATAATCTCTTCAAGAAATTTGAGCATAATATCATAGTATCTAATTTTAAGATCTATTTTATTCAGTCTCTCATCGGCATCCATATGCCTCTGTAATGCTTCTTTTTCTCTAACCTTATACGGAAACGGTTCTTCTACATAAACCTCTACTGGTGCCTTTCCTGTGTAGTAGTTATAGCGTTCTAATTTAACTTTATTGTATGTTTCTCTTGCCTTTTCTCTCAAAAGAGTTACTGTATTGTAAACTGTATAATATTTTGAATGTAACTGGGGTATTTTTAAAGACTCATCATGTAAATTATCAGGATCAATTACAGAATCTTTTTCCCACATTTCCTGAATTTGTTCAAGGTTCATAATAGTTTATTATTTTTGTCAAATATATTGTACATAGTATACTTGAAAGTTGCTTCTGCTGTAAAGTAATTAATATCAGTATCAGTTGCTTCAAATTCTAATGAAGTTAATGAAACTGGGTATAACCCTCTAAAAACAACATTTGCAGTTGTTCTATAATTGCTATTTAATATTTGTAAAGTACCATTACTAAATTGTAATTTTGGATCTTCTGTCCCGTTTTCATCGGTAATTAATTTTTTAAATTGCTCATGAGATTCTGGAAATCCTAATGCGGTTATCCAATTGTGTATTGCCATATAATTTGACATATCTTCATCCACAAGAAATCTCAAATAAAAATCTCCATACACAACTTGATCACCTGGAATATCAATCGCTTTAAAATAATTGCTTTGAACTGCCGTGTTTAAAGTAATATCTGGAATTCTACATCCGTTAGAAAAGAAAGAAACTTTAGGATATTTTTGTAGAGTAAATTTAAATCCTACTGGAGATAAAAAGTTTCTATTCTGTATTTGATTACTAAAAACAGTATTCGCCATTTTTATTTTTATTTAGATAAAAAAAGAGGGTCCGAAGACCCTCTGAAAGTATGTGAATGTGGATCACATAAGGTTGAGAACCTGTACTCTTCTGTAATAGCGGTTGCTATTAACAGTAAGTCTACCAAGGCCCTGGGCTGTTCCTTCGGCGAATGGGTTAGCAACAAGACCGTAACGGGTCTTAAAGCCAATCTTAGGCTGGAAGGTGTTCTCACCAACGGCACGAACCATTTGGAGAGGAACATATGGGCAGTAGAAGATACCAGCGTCATAAGGAGAAGAACCCTTATAACCAACAACGTAGTATTGACCACCTGAAGCGCCAGGGTTTGAACCACCCGAATATGGGTCAATATATACGCGATACTTACCTTGGAGAACACCAGCAAAGGTATTGCCAGTGTCATCAACTTGAAGGTTAGCGTTGAGTGCTGGGGTGTAATCAAGAACGCCTGCCATGGTGAGTGCCGAAGCAACGTCAGCGGAGCAGAGGATCATGTTACCCTTTCCTCTACGAGTCTCAACTGCGATTGCGTTTGCATCGCGCTCGATTTGGAAGATAAGACCCTTGAACTTCTCAACAGACCAACGACCGTTGGAGTCAACGTCGAGGTCAAATCTACCAGCAGTTGCAACGTTGTGTTGAGCACCAGATTTAGCAACCTTATAGATTGTTCTGATAACTTCGCGGTTGATTTCAGCAAGAATTTCGCTAGAAAGAATATTAGCGAGTTCTGCTTCTGCGTTTAGACCGTGGATTGCCTTGAGGTCTTGAGCGAGTTCTAGTGAATACTCGGCCTTGAGTGCTCTTGACTTTGCAGTAACAGTGATCTTCTCGATTGAGAAGCCCATCTGATTGAACTGTGCTCCGTTGGTCTCACCTAATGATTCAGCATCTTCGGTGTCCATACCACGACCAACTGTATAACCAGCTTGTGTGGTGTTACTATCTGGACTTAAGAGACCTGGGTTTGATCCTGCTTGTGCTCCAGTTGTACCAAAACCAACTGATGTGCCATCAGAGTTTGCTACATATGGATTTCCAACCGCACCAGAAGAACGATCAGTACCAACGGCAGAGAAACCTGAATCTGGTTCGTTGAAGAATGCTTCGTCGTTGGTAATGGTAGGACCATTATATCTTGAACGCATCGCAAAGATGAGTCCAGTAGGACCGTTCATTGGTTGAACACCAGCGAGGTCATAAGCGACCAAGTTAGGCATTGAACGGCGAATAAGGCTGATTAGAACAGGATCGAAACCTGCAACAGGACCAGCTGGAGTTGCAACGCCACCAAAACCGGCGGTTGCACCAGATGAACCAGTGTTCATGGTTGGTGATTCTGAAAGGAACTCACGCTCTTCGCGGAGAGTTCTTTCTTGGTTTTCTAGCAGGACAGCGGTTACGGCTCTACGATGTGAATCCCTAATTGGATCCATACCTTGATAGTCTAGAATAGGAGCCCACTTCTCCTGCAATAGTTCGGTGTTGAACCCTTGCATTGTTTTTACCTCTTTTTAAAATTGTTAGTTTGAATTTTTATAATTTAGAAATCACTTTTTGGAAACTCTGCCAAGAGTCTGAAGATATGCTTCCATAATTCCACCTACTTGAGGTTGGATATTTTGGACATCTGTGCTTTCAGACAAGTTCTCAGAGTCATCTCTTTGAGCACTAGACACTCTTGAAGAGAAATAAGATTCTCTTAAAGTAACTAGTTTCTCACGATAGTTTTCTTCACTTTCAAACTCAACATTTTCAGCAAGAGAAGCGAGTTTATCCTTCTGAGAAAGTGCGAGACCCTCAGATACTTCTGCAAAAATTACATCTGCAACTGACTCTGCTAATCTTTTCTTTAGAGCAACGTTTCTATCGATTTGCTCGTTGAGTTTTGTTTCCATTTCATCAAGTTTATCTACCATACTCTCGATTACATCATATCTATCTTCAGGGATTGTTACATAATGATCTTCAAAAAGACCCTTCATTCCTTGGAGGAATGATTCGGTCATTTCAGTCTTAAGACCATGCTCAACTGCAAGTGCATTCTCTTGAATCCACTCGTCAGCAACATACTCAAGGTATGCATCAACACGATCAGTAAGTTCTTCTTTGATTAATTGAACTTCTTCAATTAATGCATCTTCATATGAAGCATGTAATTCTTCTTTAATTTCTAAAACTTTTGATCTAATCGCAGCTTCAAAAATAACACGTGCTTTTTCTTGAAACTCTTCAGAAAGGTCTTCACCTTCTAGAAGAGCTCTGACATCTTCTTCGATGTCAATTTCTTCTTCCTCTTCTACATCTTCACCTTCTTCTTCAACTTCTTCTTTCACTTCATCTTCATCTTCATCTTCTTTCTTTGCCTTTTTCTTGGAAGATGTATTTTCATCTTCCTCTTCATCTTCATCTTCTTCAGATTCTGCTTCGGAGATTAACTCCTCATCTTCAGTTTCTGTTTCTTCACCATAGCTGGCTTTTTTGCCAACAATTGCCGCTGGCATAGGATCAGCACCCTTTGCACCTTTATTAACGACATTTTTTACTTGAGCTAAAGGAGATGCGGCATCTTTTAGCTTTGCTGAATCGTCGTCTGAACGATAATTTTCTGGAGTAGGACCACCTAAATCTTCCCAACTACCTGTTTGACCATCGGGAATACCCTTGGTTAACTTAGGCATTGGTTCAGCAGGTTTTGCTCCTTTGGTTACTACGTTTTCCATTTCTTGTAAATTTCTACCAACGGACATTTGTTTAGATTTCTGTATATAATCTATATTTATTTATTAATTTATAAATTTGAGAGAAAATCTTGGAATAAACCAAGTTTATACTCTTCCAATATTTTTTGGTCTACTAAAGTATTAATTCTACGTTTTGTTGATTCTGCAAGTCTTTCACGAAGAATACCACCATCCCAAACCCACTCTTTTCCTTCCATAATTCCCTGAACAAAAGCATCGGGGGCAGAAGGATCAGCAACAATATCAGCTGCAGTTGCAAGCATAAAATCTTCACCAACAACTTTATGACCTTCGTTGGTCATCTTAAGTGAACCAACACCACGAGAAGAAACGCCGAGGCAAACTCCCTCACCAATCAAAGATTTTGCAATCTTACCCATAGGTGTTTCAAGTAATTGTGCTTTACCTCTAAAATTTGTTCCTTCTTGTGTAAGAGAAACAATTTTATGAGAAACACGATCAAGATTTACTGTTGGGCCATCAGGATGTCCAAGTTCACCAAGAGCACGACCTTTTTTTACAAAATTTTCATTATATCTTTTTACTTCACGTGAAAGAGTTTCCATAGGATACATTCTTCCATTACGATTGCAAATATCACCTTGAAGGAAAATACCTTCGATAAACATTTTCTTTTGTGATCCTTTGCCTTCGGTAATAAATTTTACCTTTGATACTTCTTCTGTGATGAGTTTCATTTTTCTTAATTTGTAAATCCTACTTTTGTTCCTCTAACCGTAATACTATCTGCATATACACAATGACTTGGTGTTTTTACAATTTGCTCAACTGTTCCCGCAGGCATAGTCATTGAACCAACACCCACTCCATTTTGTGTTTCTACAATGGTTATGATATGTGCAGATGTATCGGTATTTACAAGTCTGACAACTGTTGCAGAACTAAAACTTGTAGCTGTGCCTGTTGAAATCGGTAAATTTATTTCACCTGCTAAAATTTTTGTCGTCATTCTTCTTCTCCTACGTTATCCACACCAAATAAAGAATTAGCCACTTCTGGACGAATTGAATTTATTTTTTCGGCAGATTTTGAAAAAAGAACATCCTTTATTAAATCTGAAATATCAGAAGCAGATGAATCAGTGGCAATCAAATCGATAATTTTATCCATAAAAATTTAGTGTATTTATATGATTATTTATATTTGGGTTTTTTTAACATCTTTTTGTGCTTGAGCATTAGTAACTGCTCCCTGTTTTTCCATATCTGGTTCTGTTGGAACTTGACCTAATGGTCCCATCGGTAAAGGTTCTCCCGTTATTGGGTCAACTGAATTAGGATCTGGAATAACGCCATCTTTTATTTCTTTATCAATTTGTTTATCTAATTCAACCATATCAGCATCAGTTTGACGAAGAACTTTAGATCTTACATATTGAACTGAAAAATACTTACCAATATAGGGTTCCATCATTGCAACTAAATTGAGACGTTCTGTCATTAATTCAGTTTCTTTCAATTCTGAAAATTGATTATCATAAACGAAATCATACTGAATATGATCAGACATTTTTTCCCAATCTTCTAGGGAAACAATATTTTTTAATATTAGTTGTGTCCGTAACATGTCCGTAAACATGTTTGCAAATCTTTTACGCAGTCTTCCGACAAATTTAGTAAATTTTAATTCATCTCTCAAAATTTCTGATGATCTTCCAAGGTTAAAACCACCATCATTCGCAATTCTTGATTCCGGAACACCTAGTGCTCTATAAAGTTTTTTCTGGAAATATTCAATATCCGCAAGTTCTCCAAGATTTTGACCACCAGGAAGAGTCGTGATTTCAGTTCCTCTACCACCTTCACGACGGGGAAGCCAAAAATCTTCAAGCATACTCATAAATTTACGATCATCACGAATTTCTCCGTTATTGGAATCGTATACCATTTTATTTCTGTAACGCATCATTACGTCACGTAAATATTGTTCTGCTTTTACTTTTGGTAAATTTCCAACATCAATATAAAAAATTCTTCTTTCTGGAGCACGAGATAATCTGTAAATAACTAAAGAATCTTCAATCATTCTTAATTGATTGAGTGCTTTAATTGCTTTATGTAGATAAGAAAGAACCGTTCCTTTATTTCTATCTACTAATCCTGAAGTACAATAAGTAACAGAGTCTTTAGCAATTTTAACTCCTTTTTGTGCCCCAGAACTTGATATCATTCCAGTTGGGTAATTTGGAACTGGTGTGTATATAAAATATTCTTCAATTTCTGGAGAATATACATTTTTATCATCACCCCTACCATTCATCGGATTGATCATTTCGGCAGACATAGGAATTCTTGAATCCCCTTTCTTTTTTTCCTGCCGAACATGACGCATTTTCATAGGATCAACATATCTGATTTCTTTTATTCCATCAGATGCATTTTTAGGATCTATAATTTTTAAGTAGTAAAGTCTTCCATCAACATACCAATTTCTAAAAATTTCATGAGCTTTTTTATCAAAGTCCATGAGTTCTTTAATATATCTGAATTCTTCTCTTATTTTTTCTTTAACTTTATCGCTGGCATTTAAATTTGATAATTCAACTTCAACAGGAGAATCGTACAAGTCACTAACGATTGCTTCATTCACGACATCTTCAATTGCGGCATCACACTCTGGATGCAATGCCATTTCCCTATATCTTCTAATAAGGTCGTTTTCAGTCCTAAAAACACCTTCAATATCTAAATATTGACCATAAAATCCACTGGCAATATAATTATCAACCCCGTCCTCATTATTTTGAGGAACGGGGGAGACAATTTTAGATTTTTTATTATCAGGATCTTCAATAGAAAAACCAAAAAGTCTTGGCATCGTATAAAATTAAAATAAACTTGTTACATCTATTTATTATAGTATTGCAGGTCTATCTGTATCAGTATTGAGAGCTTGCCAATACTGAACTTGGAATTCTACAGTATACTCTTCAATAGTATCAGTTGAATCCATAGAAAGATCAATCTGTGAAATATTTGTTGGAAATATTCCAAAAAATTTATACTGCCTTACAGCATCACCTTGTCTATTTAATTGAGAAACTGTAGCATCTCTTTGATAGACAGATGGATTCGTAACACCTGAAGCATCACTAATTCTACTAATTCCATTCATCCACTGTTCACATGCTGTTCTAATTTTAAAATCAACATCATTTAAAACAGTAATTGTCCAAGTATCAAAAGTTCTTTCTCCAGCAACTTTTAAAGTTCTTCCTCTAAAAGGAACTTCAATAGGTGTAATATTTGATGCTGGAAGGGCAGCAGCTTTTACCATGAAACTGAATAAATCATTAGAACCATTTACAGGTTTAGTAACTGTTTGGGTAAATGCTGCTGTAGTGGCCAAATCAGGTGGTAAGTTTACAGTAACCTCAAATAGATTGGGTCTTGCGCCACCACCAATTAGTTGGGCTTTAAAATTATCGAGAGTTCTGAGTGCCATTTTTGTACCTTTAATAAGTAAGTTTAGACTATAACCAAAAATTAAACATTACCTACGATTTCTTCAAAAGAAACACCACTTCTCGTAGCCACAAAAGTCAGTCCAACAAAATTAATTGAGCGAGATGGTTTAACATAGATATCTGCAATAAATTCATTATTATCAATTACCGCTGCAGTATTATTAGTTTCATCACAAATAACTCTATAATCTTGAATTCCTCTCTTTGCCAAAATATCTCTTAAGAAAGGATCTACAATGTTTAAGAAATTATTTCTAGTTGTTTCATCATTAAATTCAAATAACTGATCATCAGCTGCTGCTTTAATAGCATTTTCGATATAGATAAACAATCTACGAACGTTAATTCTATCAAATGCAGATGCTTTTGCTAATCCAGTTTTATCACCAAATAAGATAATTCCAGATCCTGGAGAGAAAATTACGGGATTTACTCTATTCGAATAAAGTCTATCTCTTTGGGTTTTTGATGGATTGTATGCAAGTTTAACTGCGTTAAGAACGGCACCTCTCGATGTTCCAGCAGGAGAAACCCATGGAGCATTTGTTGTGTCATTTCTTGCACAAATTCCTGCAATATCTCCATTTAGAGGTATGTATCTAAATGTTTGTGCAAATTTATCATACATGTATTTGTAACCACTATCAAAAATAGCATATGATGAAGAAGGTATTGATGCATAATAACTAATAACATTATCTGTTATTGTTGCTGCATTTACTGGAACAAATGATGATGTTCCACTAAGATTTAACATCGAATTTCTATAAGGAGAAATAAATGCTACTGCATCTTGTCTTTGCTCTGCTACAGAAATAATTTTAGATGCTAATGCCTGTGCTGTTTCTTTCTCATATGCAGCAGAACCCATCAATATAAAATCGAGATCATATTGCTCAGTATTGGTTAATAAATCATAACCACTTGACAAATCAGTTAACGATGAAGTTAATGAAGCTGCATTATCTAAATTAGTTTGACCATCATAATTCTTTCCTCCACTTAATGAATAAGTTTGGGAACCTAAACACTTAAATACTGTATTATTTTCTGTAACTGTATTCCAATCTTTAGTTGCACCTAAACTAAATGTTGATGGTGTGGTAAATCCACAAGTTACAACACCAGTTGGTTGCGATCCTGCAAAAATTAAAGATGATCCCTCTGCAATATACTTAGACCAATAAGAAGAACTACCTGCCGCATACACTGCATTTTTGGCTTTGGATAAAGCTACATGCTTTTCTAAAACAGTGCCCGCATTTGCAGTTATACCTCCATCACCATCAATTACTGCAACATGAATCTCATCAAATCTACTTCCTCTAGAAGCGGCAAATCTTGATGTTCCTGGTCTTGGAGCAATTGTATTCCATGGAATTGATCCATTATCTAAAGTGATTGATTGTGCATCATACCAGTCTGGTGAAGAAGAATATGTAATTGTTGCTACACCAATTCCAGTTCCATTTGCACGAATTGTGACTGTTCCAGTAGACTTAAATCTATAAACACCTTGTGGTTCATAATCAACATTAGTTTCTGTTCCAACTGCTGTGACGTAACTTAATACTTTTACGTCAAGAGTGCTAGCTCCAATTCCAGTAATAATTCCTCTAATGAAACCATCTAAAACTGAAGTAGTTCCAACACCAGCACCAACAGTTCCACTAAGTGAATGTGTTACTCCGTGACCAACTACTGCTCCAGTTGTAACTATTCCACTTAAAGTTTGGTCAGCTCTACCGTCAATAAGTGCAACTTTTAATCCATTTCCCCAAGATCCTGGATCTCTTGTTGCAACAACTACATTCGATATTGGAGATTCGTCATATCCCTTATTTACATAATCTTCATAACTTTTAATTTTTATATTAGCGGAAACACCATTTGTTCCCATATTTGCATTAGATAAACTAGTTCCATCTGATCTTAAAACTAGTAAATTTCCACCATATGCTAAAAACGATGAAGCAGTAAACCAAGTTTCATAATGAGTTGCACTGCTACGTGGTTGACCAAAATTTGCTAATAATTCCTGCTCGTTTTGAACTAAAACTGCACTTTCAACTGGGCCCTTTTCAAAAGGAGCCACAATTGCAGCTACTGAATTTGAAGTTGGATCTACTCTCCCAACGGTTACATCAACTTCTCTTACAATAACTCCAGGAGATGCTAAATTTAGTGGCATCTTGTTTTCCTCGTTTTTTCAGAAATATTCTAAAATTATTTATTAAAAAGAGTATTTCTGATGGGGAAATAACCCACGAACAATTACCAATCTGGATACTCTAACGTTTCTGAAATATAGTGTTTTTTAAACTTGGGTTTTCTGGATTTTTTTATCCTATCTACCGTACATTCTTTACATTCATAAGAATATGATGAGGGTAAAGATCCTCTATCTCTATATGACAAATAAAAATCATCTAATAAATTTTTTATTCGTCCACAAGATCTACATTTTCTTTCTAAAAATAAAAGGTGTTCTAAATCTACTTGATCATCCAAATCCATTTAAATATAATCCCACATATAACTTCTATCACCATATTCGTCAAAATGCCAAGTATCTCCATCATTATCGGTAAATGATGTTCCACTTTCCAATCCTGTAGATATAAAACCAAAAGGTGACATATCTGCTTCTATTTGATCTTCTTGTTCTTCATAAATTCTTTTACGAATATCATCATTTGTCATTTCCTTAAAATAAGGTTGCGCCACTAACCAAGCAAAAATTACAAGGCACATCATTAAATCGTCATTGCAACCTTCTTCTGCCATGAATGTACTACTTTTCTGAATGAAAGTTGTCATTTCACTAATAATTTCATAATCATTTGTTAGTAACTTATCATCTTCTATTAGTGTTCTTAAATTAGAACAACCCAGTTTTTTAACTGCGGCAGTCATCCTAATACCAAGATAAGATTTCTTTCCACTAAATCCAGTTCCAACTATTTGCCCTGCTCTACCTCTCTGTGAGCACATTAAAATATTATCATACTCCAAATCGTAATGTAATATGTTTGCTATTTGATCTCCAATATCATTAATTTCTACTAAAATCCAAGCATGATTGTATGCTTTTGCGACTGGTTCTATAACGCTTGGAAAAAGCATAGGTTTTATTTCGTTATTCCTATACTTTGCAACTACTTTATAAGGAAACGAAGTTATGTCTACAACAACAAATGCGGAATAATCATTTCCTATACCACGAGCAACGTCAACAGTAATCATATAATTATGATCTTCTATTGGGTCTTCATAAACATCTAACCCTTTATTTCTTTTTATTGGGTCTTCATATACTAAATTTCTTAATTTTGATGGATTGATTAGTGTATCAACTGATCCTAAAAATTCACACTCAAACTCAACTTTAAATTGTTGTTCCGAAGTATTTGCAATTGTAGATGCCTTCCATTTTTCATCTCTTCCTGGAACTTCGGACCAGTGAACATCGGTTGGCACATATTCATTTTTACCTCTTTCTGCATCATGCCACTTGCGGTAAAAATGGTTCATACCACGTGGGGTAGAAACAATAATTACTTTTGTACTTTGACCAGATGAAATTGTGGGATATGTTGATGCAAAGAAATCATCTGCAATATGGTTTGGAATGAATGCAAATTCGTCCAAAAAGATGATGTTGTATGATCCACCACGAACTGCTGAAGCACTTGTGGAAGCAGCTACTATTTTAGATCCGTTTTCTAACTCCAGAGAACCCCTGTTCCACTGAAGAACTCCTTGCTGCATCCACTTTGGTAAATTCTCATATGCGAGTTGTAGGCGCTGCAGGAGATCTCTGGCAGTTGATGCTTTGTTTGCTAATATTGCAATATTTACGTTATCGTTAAAAACCGCATAGTGTAAAAGGTATGAAACACATGTAGTAGATTTACCCGTCTGTCGAGGCATCTTACAGATATTAAATCTGTGTTTGTGGAAATTATTGATTAATTTTTCTTGAAAGGGGTATAAACTAAAAGGAACTAAACCATGATCAAGAGAAACAATTTTAATATAATTTTTTGCAAAGTAAACAGGATCCTCTTTACATTTAAAGAACTCAATAATTTGTTCTTGAGTCCATGAAAATGAGGTATTTGCTCGCTTTAAATTTGGATTTGATAGATAAGCATCAGATTGCTTAAGTTGAATATCTTGAATTGACATAATAAGTTACCTACTAATTTCTTCCCAGTCCAGGGAAGCAAAAACATCGGCACCAGCAGTATTAGATGCACATACAAGTGTTAGTTCGTAAGGAGTTCCAGTCAGTCCATTTCTTTCTAACTGAAACTTAAATAGTGCTTCTTTCAGAATATCTACTGATGCAGAAGATTGATTATTTGATGAGAAAAACCCAGATGCTAGAATTCTTCCACCACT